CTATCAGGTCAAAGGCTTGCCGGCACAAAGCAATATCAATGACATACGAGCCTATCTCAAAGAATATCAAATTCAAACAGGACGACAAGTAGACTTTATCATGATTGACTACTTGGATCTGTTGATGCCGGTTAGTGCCAAAGTCAGTCCCAACGACTTGTTTGTGAAAGACAAGTATGTCAGTGAAGAACTACGCAATTTGGCCAAAGAATTAGGTATGTTGATGGTCACAGCTTCGCAATTGAATAGATCAGCAGTAGAAGAAGTAGAGTTTGATCACAGTCATATCTCGGGTGGTATCAGTAAAATTAACACAGCAGATAATGTATTTGGTATTTTTACAAGTAGAGCCATGCGTGAGCGTGGTCGCTATCAAATACAGTGTATGAAAAGTCGAAGCAGTACAGGCGTAGGCATGAAAGTGGATTTAGAATACAACATCGAAACCATGCGTATTACTGATCCTGGCCCGGATGCACAAAGTGAAAATGGCGGAATGGGATTCCGTACTAGTAACCAGATAATGGATCAAATTAAAACTACAGCAACAACAAGTAGTCCCATGATTGCTGCCAAACCCAAGCCAGGATTTGATTTACAGAAATCTGTACAAGCCACAGTTGACAGTACAAAACTTAAAAGCATGCTGGCCAGTTTAAAAACAAAAACAGAATGAATGATCTATATTGCCCCATGATTCATGGCGGAATCAATATCAATTTTAAAGACAGGAACGATATCCTTGGTATCAATCATTGTTGTTTGAGCACAGCGCCATTGATACCAATGGACAAAAAGATATGGGATGACAAGAAATTTTCTGTTCTAAGAACACATAATGATAAAAACAAATGGGATCCAGGCTGCTGGGAATGCCAACAAATTGAAGCAGGCGGAGGCAAAAGTTTTAGACAATCAATGCTTCAACATTTTGGAGAACGACGAAATTTAACAGGGCCTTTAAGAATTGATTTTCTTTTTGACCGTAGTTGTAATTTGGCTTGCACCATATGCGATCCACAAAGCAGCACTTTTTGGCAACAGTATTTGAAGCAAAATAACTTTGCTGCACCTGTGTACACCAACAGTTCAAATGTAGATAAAGTAATCGAAGCCCTGCATACAATGGATTTGTCTAATCTAGAACAAGTGCAGTTTTGCGGGGGAGAAACTTTGATGGGCACAGCATATTGGAAAGTGGCAGAGGCTCTGTCCAAAATCGTACCTGACGCCAACAAAAAACTGCTGGTAGGTTTTCAGACAAACGGCACACAACCAGTGAATGAAAAATACTATGAAATTATAGAAAGATTTAACCAGGTAAAATTTTTTATTAGCATAGATGGAATACACAAAAGATTTAACTATCTACGCTGGCCAGGTGATTGGAATCAGGTTAGTGCTAACATTTTACAGTTGAGAGAAACTTTGCCAGTAAATGTTATGTTTTTAGTTCAAGAAACACTAAGTAATTTCAATTTATTTTATGCAGGAGAAGTAGCTGAATGGATAGCTGACAATTTTGCAACAAATAGAGTAACAGACAAAGTGGAACATAGTCAACAACTGGCATACCATGAACTATTGGGCATAGATGCAATTACCCAAGAGTATGCTGATGCTATCAGTGGCCAGAATACAAGAAATATGTTACCCGCTGACTGGAAGGAAAACCCTGATAAAATAAGAAAAATGCTATCAGAAATTGCCAAGCACGATCGAGCTAGAGGTCAAAACTGGAAATCTGTTTTCCCTGAAATTGTGCAATATTATTCTAGATATTTGCAATAAATATCTAATAACGGAGTAGATTTTGCAGAAACGCACCCGTAGCATCCTTGACGAACTAGCTCACTTGCCTGTCAGCAAAGACAGAGAAAATTTAGTGGAAAGTCGTGCTGGGCATGTTATTCAAGGTGCTATAAATTTAATAAATTACATCAAAGAAAACTACGATGCTGAACAAGCAGCAGAACTAGAGCGTAGATTATTAAATAGCATTCGTGCTCAGGACCCTGCTAAATTTACCCGTGGCGTAAGGAGATTCAGACGTGAAGATTAATGATATTATCGGCGAAGGTTTAGTGTCAAGTTTTGCCAAAGGATTGCTTCCTGGCACATTGCAAAAAGTTATAGACACACCGTATGATGCCCCCGGAAAAGGCACAGGGCAAAGCCCACAAGAGTTAGCTCAACTTGCATATAAACAGTTTGGAGCCAATCCTTATTTGCAAGGACTACCTGATGAATATGGCTATTTAGGATACTTGAATTCGTACGAATTGTCCAACTTGATTCCCGGACTTCCTCCGCATGTGAAACAAGCATTGCCAGACGATTTAAAACGACGCCATGGAATCAAATAATGAACTTGTTAAATGAAGGCGGCAATATTTTCAAAGCGCCCAGCGGCGAATCACTCACACAACGAATCAATCGTGATCTAGTTCCTGCTACTATACAATGGATCGAATCCAAAACCAACATCAAATTTCCGATGGAAACTTGGCTGGGCACCACAGGCCGTAAAAGTTCATCGGGTGACTTGGATTTAGCAGTAGACGAAACAAAAACAACCAAAGAAGACTTGATAAAAGTTTTACTGGCCGCCGGCGTTGATGCCAAAGATATAAAAAAATCTGGTGATAGCGTACATATCAAAACACCTATAGCAGGTGATCCCAAGAATGGATTTGTTCAAGCAGACTTGATGTTTGGTGATCCAGGGTGGCAAGCGTTCAGCATGTCAGGAGCTCCTGAAGGTAGCGAATTAACTGGAATGAGTCGTCATGTTATTTTGGCCAGTATTGTGTCTGCACTGCACCCAGGACTGAAATGGAGTTATAAACATGGTCTGGTTGATCGTGTGACTAATACTACAGTACCTGATGGCAAGAGTGCCAAGAAACTAAGCGAGCTAACAGGGATCCCTGTTGCCAAATTAAATACCGCAGATGACATACTGGATGCTGTTGGTAAAAGACCAAACTACGAACAATTAATCGCTGCGGCAAGAGAAACACTGGCCAAGAGCGATATCGAATTACCTGAAGCAGCTCCCACTCCAGGTACTGCCGCTTGGTTTAGAACATACTCGGACCGGTTCGCCTAATGTTATTAGAATTTATAACCACACTAACTGAAGGCATTCGCACCCCGCACCCAGAGGATTTTATTCTCAACGGCAGTCAGGCCGCATCGGATGCTATAGATGGTATGTTGTCTGCTGTATCTAATCCAAATTTAGTAAGCATCAAATGGGACGGTAGCCCGGCTATCATATTTGGTCGCAGACCTGCAGACGGTCAGTTTACCATGAACTACAAAGAGTATATTGGCCTGCCGGGAGGACAGGTTACATCAGCGAAAGAATTGTTGGATTTTTATGTACAGCAAGGCAAAAACATGGATGTAGGACAAAAGTTGGCCAACATGTTTGATGCTGTAGCTTCAATCGTACCTGCAGGTTTTAAGGGTTTTATACAAGGCGATGTTATGTGGACAGAGCCTTTACAACCTGAACAGGGTTATTTTGTATTTCAAGCTAACCCTCACGGAGTACAATATAGAGTAAAGACAAATAGTGTAATAGGAAAAGAAATACAAGGCAGGCCTTTTGGGTTAGCAGTACACACAGTTGGGTCCGATGTAGTAAAAACTACAAAAGGTGTAGAATTGGTTGGTAAAACTTCCTTGCAAGGACTAGGTGGATTATCCAAGTCTAATCAATATATAACCGTGTTTACAGGAACTATGGGTGCTAACTTCAAACTTAAAGAGCCTGTGCAACAGGTAAAAGCAGCCAAAGCAGCGGTAAAAGCATTTGCTGGACTAAATGGTGATGCCTTTTTGGCTAGCCTTACTCAATCCACCATAGCTAAACTGCAAACATATTATAATAAAAAATACACTGGTCAAGCAGTAGATGCTAATTGGCTAGCAAATAACATTACAAAACCACAATATGCGATTCTTGCAGCGGAAGAAAATCGTCCCATTATGGAGGCCATGGATGCCGTATATGTAGCAATTTATGCATTAAAATTAGCCGTTTTAGATCAGCTAGAACCACAAGTACAAAGTGTTGAACAGTATGTTTACAATAAGTCCAATAACACTTACATACCAAAAGGCGAGGGATTTGTAATCAATACACCCAGCGGGATGATTAAGCTAGTAAATCGCGGAGTATTTTCTACTGCAAATGTACAAGGAAGATTGTAGTTTTTACCAAATGTGCATAAATATTTACATGCGATAAAACGCAAATAATTAAGGAGAAATAAAATGGCAATTGGAGTCCAAAGAGTAAGCGGTGATAGTCAAGTTGTAACCAATGTAGGTGATGGTTATACTAAAAATGCAAACGCAGTAATTATTAATACTGGTATTAACAGCCCAATTTCTGCAATTAAAGTTCTTGCAGTTACTGGTAACTTGGCAGCTGAATTAGGCCCACCAAGCGGTGCAGGTGTTCCTGGTGCAGTCAGCACAATTTTACAAGCTATTGCTGTCAACGCAACAATTTTAGCATATCAGGTTGACAATAATACCGCCAATGTTCAGTTGAGCTGCATCGTTGAGCGCAGTGGTTGGGGTACAGATCTACAACTACAAACAGCTATTCGTGCTTTAGGTTCTAACATTGGTTCACAAGGTGTTATTAACATGAGTGCAGCAGCGGTAAGCACAACCAGCGGTATCAAGATTGCTTAAATCTTTTTGATATCTGTAAAAAAGCAGCCTCGGCTGCTTTTTTTATGACCGCCATAAATATCTACAGCGAAAGCAAAATTTTAGGAGAAATAAAATGGCAATCGGAATTGATCGTAGTGCAGGCTACAACTATGCAGGTTTGACAGGTGTATTGAATGGTATTGTAAACACCGAAGTTGGTCAAAGTGTAGTATTTTATATTGTGGCTGCAGGTGTAAACTTGAGTGCAGAAGATGACGCGGCTAATGAAGCTTTTGAAGCAATCGTTCAGGTGTTTCCGCCGGTATTAGCATATTTTGCACATGCAACATCAGGCGCTATCAGCCTATGCTGCGACGGTGTCAACGCACCAGATGCAAGTGTTCTACAAACAGCTATCCAAGCAATTGGAACTCGCAAAGGTTCAGTTAACCTAGGTAGCGCAACTGTTACCAATGGTACAAGTTTTGT